GTGGGTTCGAGTCCCACCTCGGGCACTGAATTCCAGGGGTTTTTAGCCCCAATGTTGACGGCAGACGTGGAGTTGTTGACGAGAACGTGAGACAATGGACATAGAAGACCCCCGCGATACTGCCAGGTATCCGGGGGCTTGACCGACTGTTAAGGAGTCGATATGTCCAAGTCTACTTGTTCGTTTGATGGATGCGTCAACGCGTCTCGCGCCCGCGGATGGTGCTGGCCGCACTACAAGCAGTGGCATCGCGGGGAGGAACAGCGCCCCGTTGGCTACCGGAAGCCGCCCGAAGAACGATTCTGGTCCAAGTTCAAGGTAGCCGCTAATGGCTGCTGGGAGTGGCAGGACTCATTGAGCCTAGGCTACGGGCACATATCGCTGTTGGTAGATGGGGAATCCTCACGCGCGCCGGCCCACCGCTTCTCGTATGAGCTCGCCTACGGCCCCATCCCTGATGGCGCGGACATTGACCACATCTGCCACAATCGGGCGTGCGTCAACCCCGAGCACCTGCGCGCCGCAAGCCGTAAGCAGAACGCAGAGCATCGATTGGGCGCCCAGATCAACAGCAAAACGGGCGTGCGGGGCGTGTACTTCGAGCGTAAGGGCCGCAAGTACATCGCCATCGTGAACCATCACGGCAAGCGCCACTACGTCGGCAGTTTCCATGATCTTGAAGAAGCATCGTCCGCTGTCCGGGCGAAGCGGCTGGAGCTGTTCACGCATAACGATGAAGATAGGAAGGCCGCTTAGTGGCTAGTATCCGTAAGCGGTCCCGCAAGGATGGTTCCCACTATTTCACGGTTGGTTGGCGTGACGGTGACGGCACCCAGTGTGGGCGGTCGTTCGATGACGAACCCTCAGCCCTGCTCTACAAGCGCGCGCTGGAACTGAACAGCAACGCATGGGATATTGCTGACGCCGTCATCAAAGCGCACGAGGACGGGGCGCGCACGTTCGCCGATGTTGTGGGGGAGCATATCGACCTGCTCGTGAAGCCGACGAGTCAGACGATCCGCAACTACAGGTACATGCTCGCCGAACACATCATGCACCACCTCGGCGGGATCAGTGTTCAGGAACTCGGGCCGCGGCATATCACCGCATGGGTTCGGGCGATGCAGGAAAAGGGTTTGTCGCCGAAGACGATCCGCAACGTTCACGGGCTCATCTCCGCGAGCATGGAAACGGCTGTGCGTCTCGGCTACCGTGCGGACAATCCTTGCCGGGGGATTGACCTGCCCACCACCGAACACGCCGAAGACAAAGAGCAGTTCCTTACTTGGGACGAATGGCAGCTCATCTACAAGAACCTGCACATCACCTATCAGCCGCTCGCCTTGTTCTTGGTTATGTCCGGGGCTAGGTTCGGTGAGGCTACGGCGGTGACGGTCGCGGACTTCAACTGGCGCAACGTGCCGGCCACGATTCGTATCAACAAGAGTTGGAAGCGCGACGGGGACAACGTCTACTACGTGGGCCAGCCTAAGACGCCAACGTCGAAGCGGACTGTCGCTGTGCCGCCCGCCGTCGTTGAAGCCCTCCAGCCCCTCACGGAAGGCGTCGCAGGAACCACGCTGCTATTCCGCACGGGCTCGGATGGCAGGATCGCGCAAAAGTATTTCTGGAACGCCTGGACCAAAGCCGTAGCCGACGCGCAACAGCAGGAACCCGCGTTCACTAAGAACCCGCGCATCCACGATCTACGCCACACCTCGGCGTCGTGGGCGCTTCAAGGCGGGCTGACCTTGTACGAGGTTGCGCGCAGGCTCGGGCACTCATCCACGGCGACGACGGAGCGTGTTTACGCGCACCTAATGCATGAAGGCATGTCTAGGGGCGCCGAAGTGATGGGCCGGATGCTCGAAGGCTAGAAACGACGAAACGCCCCCGTTCATCCGAAGATGGCGGGGGCGTTGTTGCGTTAGGGCTTGATGGTTTCGGCGTTCGTCGCGGAAGGGTTGCCGTCGCCAGCAGCCGACGCGAGCGAGGTCAGATAAGACAGGAACACGGCGCCGGCAGCAATCCCGGCCATGTTGCCCCAATCCGCCTCGAAAGCGTTGAACGCAACATCGCCGACAAGGTAGACGGCGAGGAGGGTTTGCGCGGCGGTCTTCACGGCACGCTCGGTAGCGGCCTTCCAGAATGCGAGGGTGAACATGTGCGTTCTCCTAAAGGTGTTTGAGCTGGTACCAGCGGTGATTGCGGGTGATGGTGATTGCGGCGCGGGCTGCGGTTACGGCGGCAACGGCTACGGCGAACCCGCAACCAGCGACCGCACCCAACCCGGCAGCACGGCGGTAGGTCACTTCGTGACGGTGTCGGCGGTGAGTTTCGCGGCGATAGCTTTGGAGATCGCGTCAGCAATCGCCCCAGCATCAACGCCCCCGTCGTTGTTCCGCTTAGCGTTCCAAGCGGCCCACGACGCCTCAGTGCCCAGGCTTGTTGTTCCGCCTGTCGCAACGTTCGTCAACTCGGTGGTTAGTACGCCGAGGACTGTCTCGCGGATCGCATCAATGGTGAGCTTCCGCTGCCGGTAAAAGTTCGCCTCGTTCCACGCGGTCACCTCGGCGAGAGACGTGGTGCCGATCTCGTTGCCTTCCACGTCGTACTTCGGGATCGGCGCGTACAGCAAATCGTTGACCGTTGGCATATCGTCCTCCTCGGACAAGGGTGTGATGGTTTCGCTCATCGCCGTGATGTCGCCGCCGAAAACAACGGGGGTGCCTTCAACATCTTCGGTCCAGCCGAGATAGGTAAGTGGCATGCCGTAGTAGGCGTAGTAGCGGATCAGGTCGGCTAGATCGGGGTGCAGGTGCGGCGTGTTGCCGAGGTCGGACGTGGAGTAGACGTTGCCGTTTGGTGCCATGAGCGCCACATGCCCCGCCGGTTCGTTTGCGAGCTCGAACCAGACCGGGATCCACACGCCCGCGGGGAAGTTGTAGTTGCGGTGTTTCGCGGTGGACGCCTCCCCCGATGCAGTAGCAGTCCCGTAAACCTTGCGGACCCCGAACGCCTCATTCACGTAAGCCAGGCACCAGCCCGGTTTGCACGGGATGTTCGGGTTCGGTGTGACGATCTGCCGCATGATGCTCCTAGAGGTGGATGCCGTTTGGTGGCGGGTCGGGGATCTTGTCGCCGTGGCCCACGCTGCGGATGATGTCGATGAGGCGGTAGCAGTACCGGATGAGCGCGTTGTTGTGTTCGCGGACCTCGCGGACCTCGGAACGCAGCTCCGACGTTTCGGCCTTCTGCGAGGCCATGTCAGTCTTCAGGGAACTAATGTCTTCTTGAAGCTGGTTGATGAGTGAGTCGCGGTCGGCGATAGTGTCGCGGCGTTCCGTGAGCGCGGCCGTTGTCGTGTCGCCCTTGCGCGTCGCCTTATATGTGAGGATCGCAACCGTGATAGCCGACGCCACCGCAAGGACGGACGACAGCAGGGGAACCAGCCATTCAGGCATCCGGCACCTCACGGATCCTGGCCGGGTTTATCATCTTCGACAGGGCCACGACGATCACGGCGAACGTGACGAACCCGAGGGCCGCGAGCCATGCCGCCATCGCGTCTGGGGCGACGCCGCGGAAGAACGCCGTCACCACGTAGATGATCGCCCACAGGAACGACATGCCGGCGAGGAGCCCGAGCGCGACGGCCTGCTTCTCACGGAACGCTGAGATGAGCACCCACACGCCGGTTACAGCCCACAGCACGCCCCACACGGGCGTCGGGATGATCGCCGCCAGTTCACGCAACGCGGACGGGGTGTAGCCGGGCTGTGCGGGCTTCAGGTAGTCGATGGCGCGGAAGATAGCCACGAGCGCGAGTGACAGCATCGCGTATCCGCGGGGGCCGTAGGGTAGGAACTTGGCGACGACACGACGGTTTGGTTTCATGTTTTGCACTGGAGGCTCCCCGGCTTGGGCGTAGTGTTTGGTTTACCCATGCGGGCGTGCCTCCTCGATAGGCGTGTTCGGTGTGGGTTAGTGACGCCCCGGCTGTGATGAGTCGGGGCGTCACGTTTATCCTGCGGCGCTTGTGGCGGTGATCTGCTCTGCGGTCCAACGAAGTTGACCATTGGAGGACGGGCTGGGCGTCCAGTTCGACATGTAAAGGTCGAACCCTGTGGTGGTGACGTTCGCCGCTGCTGCGATCACGCGGGTCTGGTCTGTTGTCACGGTGACGATGGGGGCGACGCTGAACTTGCCAGCCGGGAAGGTTTGCGCGAGCGGGCCGACCGTGACCGACGCCCCAACGACGCCGATAGCAGCCGTGCCCGCAGCCTTCGCGTAGGACCGCGAATACCGGGTCCACGTCGAGCCGTCCCAAATCTCAATGGGTGACCCCGTTACGTCTTTGCGGGAAACGTAGTAGGGGATGGGCAATGTGCCGCCAGGGTAGCTGGCGGCCAGCCCGTCCCGCTCGGCGGTGCCCGAGACGCCCACGATGACGCTGATGGAATCAGCCATGCGGGCTAGGTGCGTTGCAAGGTCGTAGACCTCATCGTTGGTTATGGTTACTACCTTGTTGGGCCTAGTCTGAGGCATCAGGCACTCCAATCAATCGTCAGTAGGCCCGATTCGGGCTGTGCAGTTACGCCGGAGAAGCCCGCGTACGGGTCGCCGGCGATGGCTATGCCGCCGCCGTTGAGCAGGTCGGTCGCGAAGCTGAGGGGCAGGTCGTAGTCGGTTAGGCCCTGCGCCGGCTGCGCGGTCGCGTCGAAGGGGCCGGTAAGGCGGTTGATGTCGCCGCTGGACGGGCGACTGGCGTTGCCATGGGTGTAGAAGTGGACGGTTGCGGGTGCGCCGCTGTTGCCGACCGGGTGCCGTGCGCCGAGGGTGAAGCGGATGCGGGTGATGGTTTTCCCGGCGAGTTGCGCGACGGACCCGGAATAGAACCAGGCGCCGTAGACCTGCCCGGATCCGCCGTTGCCCTGGAACACGCGGGAGCCGCCGCCAGCCCAACGACCCCACCCGCCGCTAGACCAGTACGTTTCCGACCACGACGCAGGGTAGGGTGTTTGCCCGGTCGTTACTGCCTGCGGTGGTTGGATCGCCGATGGTGGGGGAGGAGGGGCGGCGGTCGTCGTGATCTTTCCAACAACTGACGGGACCGCGGCATTCCACGAGAGAATCACCGGGTCGCCCACGACTGGAGAGTAGGAGCCGACGAAAGTTGCTGTGTAAACGACGCCGTCCGACCCTGTTACCGTGATCGTCGGCGACGATGCTGGGACCGTCTGGACGGTGCCCTGTGCGGGCCGCGGCTTGTCGGTCAACCGGCAACGCACGAATGCCGTGCCCTGGCCGGCGCGCCCAGCGCTGATCTCGACAAGGACCGGGTCGCCTTCCGCAACGACAAGCGGGTCCGCCCACCTCGCCGGGAGCACGTTACCGTTCACGTTCACCGCCAGCGCCCCGCCCGACTTCACCATCATGCCCTGATACGTTGTCACCCGGCGGTCAGGGGCCAGCGTCTCAACCGCGCGCAAATCAGCCACGAGACACACCCCCAATCACGGTTTGAACAGCGGAATAAGCGCACTCGACAGTCACGGTGCAGGGGCCTGGGACGGTGCCGTTAGACGGCTGACTGATGGCCTTCACCATGCCCGCGAGGGTCACTGATTGGCCGTTCACGATTGGGTTGCCGACCTGGACCCAATCGCCCTGTTGAACGTGGGGGACCGGCAAGCACGTCACCTTCAAGTCAACGGTTAGCCCGGCAAGGTGGGTTGTCATCATCTGCTGGGCGTAGTCGTCGGCCTGCGCCTGCGTGCTAATCAGGTTCGACTCGTAGAACGTGGGGATGCGCCCATGCGGCCCGCCGACGCGCAACGGGCCAGCCGTGATCTGCGCGACGGATCGCACCGGGTGATCCGTGGCCGTCCCGTCAACAACAAACACGTTGTAAAGCCCGTCGATGCTCTGGTTTCGGTCAACCTTCACCAGCAATCCGTCCGGCCCGCCGCGCAGCACAGCCACAGGGGTTTGCGGGGCGAGCGGGTATATCTCGAACTGCCCGTCACCGTTCATCCGGTAATCGCAGCTAATCGACTTGCACAACGCCTGCACAGCGTCGAGCCTGTCCAGCTCGTACACAAGGGTTTTGTTCACGGCCCGGTCAACAACGCCGGACGTAACCACAACGGGTGCGATCCCGCCGATAAGCCGGGTAACCTCCGAGACAACAGTCGGAGACGAACCCTGCGGAGATTCGGGCGCGAGGAGCCGGTCAGCCTTCACAACGGACGCAAGATCGTCAGCCTGGACAGACACCATCGCCCCACCGGACACCATGACATTCTTCTTGCCGGCGGGGGTGGGTGAATCGGGGTTGACCCTGCCAGCCTCGTTGATCGTGTAAGACCGCCAGCGCTCATCGGGTGTTGAGCCGGTAATCCGATACCAGCCCATGTTGATCGACCCTGCACCGCCGACGTTATACCTGACCTGCAAGCGGGATCCGCCAACGCCGAGCGGGTCTTCCAGCAGCCAGGGTGCGAGCTTCCCGTCCTTGTCGGCGACTGTCAGGTCAAAGGTTTGCACCTGCCGGGTGCGGTCCCAGTTGAAACCCCACGATGCGACAGGAAGGGGATCCGGGTGCGCCAGCCTGCCGCCATACCAGGCATAGACCGTGATTCCCTCGCCAGACCTCGACCCGGCCAAAGCATTGAGGGTATTGGCATCAATCTGACGCACCCTGCACCCCCTCTAAACCATTGCGTTAGCAGTACATGTGAAGACCGGGTTCGTGCCGGACACCGTAACGGCGAGCCGCCAATACGGGGCCTTCACCGGGAACCGCTGAATCACGGAAACGGGCGCTGTGGCGGTGCCGATAACGTCACGCGGGTTCGCTTCCGCCCAGATGACATTGTCGTAAGACCACTGCAACCTGAACTCGGCGGAAGGGTTCGTGCCGGTGACTGACGTGATGCTGATATTGATCGACATCCAATCGAGCGTCGACAGTACCGGGCGCCCCGAATCAGCAGTAGTAGCGGTGATGTTCAGGTTTGCGAACAGGGGAATGACTGTAGCCACAGGCTTACCTCTCAAAGGAATAATCCACGGCGTGCCCAATCAGGACGCGCCAAGGGTTTGTGTACGATGTGCCATGTAGCCACTCCTCTTAAGTGGTTGCCACGGCCCCGGCCCGCCCACCAGCGGGTGCGGGGTTTCGTGAAATTAGGGCTAGACCCCGGACGGGGACTTCAAAACGTCCAAATATGTTTTCCCAGACAGCGCGGTTTGTGCCTGCTGATAGGTGGCCCACAGGGCTTTCACATCGCCGTGGGTCCAGAGCGGCACAAGAACATTCATCGTTGGTGCTGCCACAAGGTCCCCGACGAGCTCCCACCGGATCAGGCCCCCGCCCCAAGCCTCCGTTACCGGCAGCTCGGTCGGCTTGGACACGGCCAAGTAGCACAGGCCCGGCAGTGCAGCCGCCCACTTTGGAAGCGGCCTTACCAGGACGAGCGGCGCCGTTTGCAGCAGCACCCTCATGTCCGCTGCGGCCTGCGCGGCACCCGTAGACATGGACATGTCCACACCGCCAGCAGCCATGCGCTGCCCCATGATCGCAACCGGATCCGGGGAGCCGAGGATCTGCACAACGGACATGTCCGCGGCGTACTCCAACGCTTTTAGCGCCTGGTCCCGCAGATATGCCTCACCATTAGGGCCGAAGTCACCATGAACCGGGACCGCGCCACCAGGCACCAGCGGATCCTGAATGCACCCAGACTCGCTGTTCACCGTGACGGTAGCCGGCGTCGCCGACGCCTGCGCGTTAATGCCCGCCGTTACCTCGATCTCGTACGAGGCGGGCCGGCCCAGCGGAACCTCATAATCGGTTACAAAGTCAGAGCCGACCACATCACGCTTACGGGCGCCTCGCACAGCCTGACGCTTACCATCCGCAGTGCGCCAAATGGTTACAGTGTTCGTCGTCGGGGTGAGGTCGGAAATCGTAATCTCCACCCGCGGGCAAGGATCAAACAGCGGCTTAGCGACCAGCGTCAAAGCCGGCGTGTAGGTTTTCGCGGTAGACGCCGATGCGTTAGGCGTGCCAGCCCACGAGTACATTGATGAGGCGGCATTTACGAATGCGCCACTGAAGTACGAGCCAAGCGCCGAACCCTTTTCAATAAGGGCGCCGGTCACGTCGTAGTTCGTCCCGGAAGCCAGCGTGTTCCCGGCAACGTGGTACGCCCACCACCCCACGGATGCGAACGCTGCCGTCGCCGTCGCCGTGGCGGACACCCGCGTCCATGTGTTAGCTGGCAGTGTCAGCGTCGGCGAGTCGCCAAGGCTGACCTGCGCCCCGGCAGCGTCGTGCAAGGTTGCCCGCATCTTCAACGTCGTCCCGCCGGCGCCGCTGTACCGAAGATATACGGACGCCGTCACAACATCCCCAGCCACCCCCGCCAGGGGCGCCAACTCGGCCCCGGACGACGCGCGCCAACCGTTCGACCCGCCAGTCTTGGCCGCAGTGATTGCGCGCCGGCCATACGTCGTCAGACCGAGCGGACCGTCCGAAGCTCCCGTTACCCAGGTCGTCGTGCCAGTCTCGCCAGTGCCGGCAAGGTACGACCCGAACCCGGCCCCGGCACTCGCCGCAGCCGGGTTCGTCGCATAATTCGTGCGCGTAACGATACTCAAACCGAAGCACCCCTTCCGATCCGCCGATTAGCCTGACCAATCGCGCTATCCGCAACCGAAAACATCCGTGCGTCGAGTTGTTCATTACCGATCATCACCGTCACAGCAGGAGCCGCAACGTTCACAGCGGGCGCCACGCCCGCCATAGCCATCTGCCTGGCAGGCGCGGCGGCGGGCTGGTACTGCCGGCCCGAATTGATCGCCTGCAACAGGGACAGGTTCTTGGCGGTATCTTCACGGTTGACGACAAACTCGCCGGGGGTGAGCATTGTCGGGACGGTGTCAGTGCCCTGCGGCTGCATGTCGTAAAGGATCGGCTGACCGCCGCCCGCAAGGTAGTTCACCCTGCCGCCAGTCGCGTGATACGCCGGGACGCCGTTCTGCACGACGTAACCGTCGGGTTTAGGGCCAGTCTCGGTGTAAACGGTGTTCACGCCGATAGTTACCTTGCGCCCGTCGAGCCCGTCCGTGGTGCGCTTGATCCCGTCAAGCGTCGCGGAAGCATGGTCGGCGATCCACGTCTCAATGTTGACGTTCTTCGGGATGCCCAGCGCCTTACGCGCCATCGTGTCCGCAGCGTCACCAGTGATGCCGAACTGCCCGGCAGCCTTGATGAGGTCGGTGTAACTCTGACCCAACCCGTCCTGCAACTGCTTCTGAGCCGCCGCGGACCCCTGAGTAGCGAGGGTTTCCTTAGCAGACGCCTCAGCGGACGTAATCGCGGCCTGGGCCAAACCATTGAAAGCAGACTGGTTAGCCCGGCCAGCCTCCGTGTTGATGTCCAGAGTCGTACCGTTCTTAGTCACCGAAGCCGTGACTTTGTCGATAGCGTCCTGGTACGCGATAGACGCATCAGAAGCCGACAGCGACAACAGCCCGGCAGCAAACAGCGACTTGCCGAACGCATCAATATCAACAACCGCGCCCTCGGCACTCAGCCCGACCTCGTCCAACGACTCGGCCATCGCCTCAGTGACCGGCGCGGTGTTGCCAACGCTCGTCGTGTACGTCTCCGTCGCGCCCTGAGCCTTCTGCATCGACGCCGGGATCTTACCCAGCGCGAAATCAAGAAGATCCTGGCCCTCCAAAGCCACGCCAGCAGTTTTCGCCAAGCCCTGCAACGCTTCCTTATAACCAGGGAGCGCGTCGAGCGCTTCCTGCGCGCCCTTACCGTTCTTCTCAAACTCCTTAGTGAGAGCCTGGAAAGTCTTAGCCGCAGTCTCCCCGGCGCCGTTACGGGCAAGGTTGCCCATCTCGTCGCCAAGTCCCTTGAGCCGGTCCTCCAACTGCCCGATCTCACCCTTCGGCAGACCGATAAGGCTGGTGAACCCCTCGAAGAACTTGTTGCCCGCGTCATTGAAGTTCTGGTGAGTCAGTCGCTCAACAGCGCCCGACAGGCTGTCAACCTTGCTAACAGCCTGCCCCGCAACAACATCGAACCCGCTGAACAACTCGTCAAGCTTTGCGCCACGGGCCGCCTCGCTCGCCTTAGCAACCCGCAGAATCGCCTGCCCGTAATCCTCGGCAGACTTCGTGTGCTTCTCAGTGAACACAGCCGCCGCGACCTGCAACGCAACCAGCGCGCCAACAGCCAGACCGGCGCCCTTAGCAACCTTGTCAATACCGCCCCGAGCCTTAGAGCCAGCCGGGGCAATCTCATCCAGCGAAGACTTGAACTCCAAAAACTTCGGCAGCCCGGACGCAATGGCTCCGGTCAGTAGAAGCGCGCCACCCGCGATACCAGCGATGCCAACCCCGGCATTCAGGATCGGCGCGGGAATCTTCCCGAGCGCGTCAACAAGATCCTCCGCGCCCTGCACCATCCCCCGCAGCGACTCGGCAACACCCTTGCCGCCCTTGATAAGAACGGAATCGAACGAGCCGCCAAGCTTCTCCAGATCGCCCGCGAGGTTGTCCTGCTTAATGGAGGCCGTCACCGCGGCGTAGCCGGCGTCGTTGACCTTCTCAGTCCAGTCCGCGATGCCCTGCGCGCCGGACTCATACAAAACGTTCGCGCCGCGGATAGCGTCAGTACCGAAGATCGTCGCAAGCGTCGAATCACGCTGCGCCTGAGTCAAACCACCAAGCTTATCCTTCAACTGCCCAGCCAGGTTCGTGACACCAACGAACTTGCCCGCAGAATCGTAGGCCGCAATCCCGAGCTCGTCCATCATCCCGGCGGCTTCCTTCGACGGGGAAGCAAGCTTCAACAGCATCGTCTTCAACGACGTGCCAGCATCAGAGCCGATCAGGCCGGCAGAAGCGAACGCCGCGAGCGTGCCGGTCGTATCCTCGACCGACAGCCCGAACTGTGACGCGACAAGACCGGACTGCTTCAGCGCAGAGCCCATGTCTTCGACCGAGCCCTGCGCCTTGCCTGCACCAGCCGCTAGCAGATCGGCCAGGTGCGGGATGTCCTTACCAGAAAGCTTGAACTGGGTTAGCGCCGTAGCCGCGATCTCCGCAGCATCCCCAACACCCAACGAACCAGCAGCAGCCAAGGACAACGCACCAGCCAAACCGCCGCCAAGAATGTCCTTAGTCGAAACGCCAGCCTTCGCCAGCTCATCAATACCCTTAGCCGCCTCAGCAGCAGAAAACGCCGTATCAGCGCCCGCATTGATCGCCGCCTCACGCAGCAAATCCATGTTCCCCGAAGTCTCATGCGTCGAAGCCCGAACCTCAGACATCGCCGAATCGAAATCCATAAACGACTTCACAGCCAAACCGACGCCAGCCAGCAACGCGCCGCCCATAACCATCGACGCCTTACCAACACGGTCCAAATGCTGCTCATTCTCACGAGCAAAAGACGCCGTCCGCGACGCAAAATCATTAGTCGCCTGCTGCGCCGTTTTCATCCCAGCAACGAAGCCCTGAACCTTAGCTTCAAGGGAAATGCTGATTGATCTGTCAGCCATAACGGGCCTCCTGTGATAATTTCCTGGGCAACCCGCTAGACTCGCGGCATGACAAACGAAGTGGGAACAGAAAAGAAGGGCACCAAAAAAGGAACCCAAACCAAGATGCTTGGCGGGTTCCTCATGGTTCTGGGTGTGGTATTTGCGCTAATGGCCGGCACCTTCAGCGCCGTAGCCGCGATCCTGTTCTTCGGCGGGCTGGTAACGCTTATCGTCGGCGTCGCAAAACGCGACGGAACGAGCTAGTCAACAAGCACGGGGGCGATCATCAGCGCCGAGTTGTGCGGCTGATCCTTGTAGGGCTCCATCGCAACCGCGCGCGCCGTTGTAGCATGGCACCGGATCGGCAGGCCTCCCCTGAACTTCAACTCGTTCTCAGCCGCAGTACACACGGACAGCGGGCCGCCACACAGCGGGCACAATGCACCACGATACGCCTGCAAAGCAAGCATCACCGTCTGCTCACCGTCGTCCCACTCAACATCAGGCCGGGAAGCAACAAGCCTCCCAGCCCCGTCATACTCGTAAGTCGTCGCAGGCTCCCACCCATGAAAACGCTTCAACGAAATACCCAGCGAATGCGCCGCTTCTACGTCTGATCTGAGTCCTGGATCATCCTGAAGGCGCTGAGCGAAAAAGGGACTTCGTTGCGCCCCTTATTCACACGCAGCACCGCCACAACAAACTCCTCATACTGCGACGTTGTCATATCGTCAGCCAGCGCATCCCACTCCGAGGCGGCATCGAAGTCCAGCGGCTCACCGGACTGGTTCTCGGCGCCGGCAGTCGCCTTCGGCAGCGCATCAATCATCAGCGCCTCAACATTGAAGCCATACGACTTATCCAAGGCGTTGTCCTCGCGCGGGGCATGCGCGGCGACAAGATCGTTCCAGTCGGCACGCTTCATCCCACGAATAATGAACTCGACCGTCGAAGCCTTCATCGCAGACTCAAGCTCAGACACCTTCTTAGCCAGCTCACGCGACGAATCAACAAGGCGACCATCGGCGAGGGACCGATTGCGGGCCGCGTTAAACTCAGCCTCAGCCGCCTCATGCTCAGCCTTCAGATCACCATCAAGGCAAAACGAAACCCGCGTCTCAGGACGCTTCACAACAAGAGCCATTTCAATTTCTCCAAAGTAAATGAGCGGGACAAGTGGGACTTGACCTGTCCGCCCGCGGTCCCACAACACACGGGCGGACAGGGGTATTCAAGGGCAGAACTACGCGACGACAGCCACGTTGATCTTCACGCCGCCACGCACGAACAGCTTCTGCCCGGTCTTCAGAACCGAGTTAGCTTCCGGCGGCATGTCGTTGTACTCGCCCGGGTTGATCGGGTAGATCGTGACCTTCTGACCAACAGCCAGGGCGTCGGTGTAAGGCAGGCCGGTACGCACAACCAGGTACTGCTCCGCGCCAGGGGTGAGCGTGTCCTTCGCCTTGTTGTAGGTGGACTCGTTCGGCGAGTTCGTGTTGTCGATGTACTCGACTTCCAGCCCGCGCTGCGAACGGCCCTTCTGCTCGTACGTCTGAGTCGTGCACAGACGCTCATCCGTGATGACCTGCTCAGACAGCGACGGCTTGTAACCGCCGCCGGTCAGGTAGCAGGAGATGTCAACCGCGCCGGCACCGTTCAGCTCAGTGAGCTTCGGAGCGGACGTATCGGCGATAGTTGCAACGAGCTTGACGAGAACGTTGCCGTCCGCCGGGGTGCTCGGAATGTCAACAGCCATTTAGCTTTCCTCTTTCTTGGACGCCCGAATGGGCTGTATGTTGTGCTTCGGGGGGCGAGGCCGGTCCACAGCGGGGTAGCGGTCATTCTTGACGGGCGTGAAGATACCTTCAGCGACCCGCCAGTCTGTCTCCGGCACATCGAACTCGTGACCGGAAGATTTGTCTTTCACCCTGATAAACAAGGGGCCTCCTAGGGGCATGAAAAAAGCCCCGGAGTGCGGGGCTTGGGATTAGGAGCGGGAGCCTGTCAGGATCCAGTCGAACGGCTGATAGAGCGGGTTCTGACCGTTGATAGTCACGTCCTCATCGGGCAACAGCGGCTGCTCATTCGGGACAGACTCAATGGCGCCGAGCACCCAGCCGGCGACCGCAGGACGCTTGCCCTCCAGCGCATCGGTGAGCTTCTGCGCGATGATCCGCACAGACGCAGCCGTCAGCCCAACAACCTGAGTCCTGGACCGCAAGATGCGCGAGTGAACCGACCGCGCCGCAGAACGCTCAGCAACAGTCGGAAAATTCGTAACCACGAAGACGTACGGGAACGACGGGGTAGAAGGCACCCGATCCTTATAAACAGTCACGCCGGTAATCAGCGACTCAAAAGCCGTCGCAAGCGCATCACCGCTCATATCTGACCCGCCCATTTCTCCGCCAAATCAGCCAACGCCGACTGGAAACGCGGCGCCTCGGAACGCAACGGCTTGTCAATGTCGCCAGACCCGCCACCCCGACTAGTGCCGAAATAGTAGATATTGCCCAACGAGCCACCGCGCCGCGACTTATCCGGCCCAACGACATAACGCACCCTGCCCGGCAGATAATGCGACTCGTAACTGATCGAACCAGCCATGCCCTTGAAGTGCCTAGAGCCGCGGGCGTCCGAGGCCATTTCGTTCTTGATGTTCAGCGCACCCTTCTGGGCAACCGCATCAACATCCTTCACAGCAGAACCGGCGATCTTCCCAAGGTTCTCCGAAAGCGCCCGAAGCTCAGCAACACCGTCACTCATTCGACCAACTCCGAAACCCGTGTCCGCTGCGCCGTAGCAAACGACTTATGAAACAACTCCACAACCCGGAACACCGAACCCGCCAACTGCGGATCCAACACCGACGCCGTCACAGTCACCACATCATCAACCATCAACGGACCAGCCGACACCGGAAAATCAACCCGCGAATCCTGCACAGTGAACTGATGCCCACCAGCGCTCGGGGTGCTCGCCTGGGAGATCGTCTGCTGCACCTTGCACGGGCCGCTATAGACCGGCGTAGAGGACGGGGTCACTTCGCCCGTATCAGGATCCGTCACCGGATCGCCAGGACGGGTTACTGTGCAGGCGTCCACCATCAACGCCTCAGCCTCACGCCGCCCAGCAAGGACAGCATCAGCCGCACTCACGCAGCACCAAACGGCGTGATCGTGAACGCATCACCAGACGAACCAGGCAGCAACAGCGACCACTCATCATCCGTCAACCCCAGATAGCCGGCAGAGTTCGCCGCATCCACAGTCTCAGTCGTTGAATAGTCATCAATCGCCACCGTCCGCGTCCTAAGACCAGACGGGTTCTGGAGCTTCCGAATAATCGCCGCGCAAATCACACGCCGCAAAGTCCCCGCAGTAGGACGCCCAGCGATAACCAGCAGATCAAGAGCCGGGATCCGTTCGAGAATCTCCGCCTCCAAATCATCAATCCACGCCGTAACCTGCGCCGACTCAGCCGTAGTCAGGGTGCGGCCATAACGAACCTCAACATCACTCACAGTCGCATAAGCCATGACCGCACCCCTTCCCTACTTCTTCGTGTAACCGGAATCCAGCAGCGCCTGAAGGATCGAATCAGGCACGGTCGAAACCTGCCCGCCCGGCCCAACAAGCTCCGTGTAACCAGACGCAGAAACGGCCACCTCATCAGTGACCGCTTCCGTGAAATCTTCGGTTGTAGTTGCCTTTTTGATAGCCACAAGGGCTCCTATTCTGGGAACAAGTCCCCGTACAGTGCGAGCATTTCCCGTGCCCACCGAACCTTGTCATCAACCCGCTGGCCAGAAGGCTGAGAGCGGGACCAAAGTTCTAGGTTCTCGGGGCGGTTGTCGGCGCGAATACCGTTCTTGTGATGAACATTCTCGGTGTCAAGCATTGGGCGTCCAAGCATGTCCTGCATCACCTTTCGGTGCTCCAAGATCTGCCCGTAGTTGCCGTTTTTCTTGGCGCCCGGGTAGTCGGCGGGGACCCCAACCACGGCATACCCCTGAGAGTTGACGAAGCGCTTTCCGAGTTCGCGGCGGTAGGCGTACATGCAGTCTCGTGAGCAGAATGTGGTGTCGCTAACTTGGCTTTTAGCTTTGTCAACAACCACTCCGCAGCGAAGGCATGGAATCGAAACCCGAGAATCGGCATAACGCTCGGCGTTCAGCTCCCGCGACCTTTCGGCCCGCCGCTTAGACAGCGAGTAGCACTCGTGGTTGCAATAAAACCGCGGCGCGTCCGCTGACTTCAGTCGTGTAACAGGCTCTCCGCAATGGTCGCAAGCCTTTGTGATGCGTTCTCGACTTCTTACGTTCCCCAACTCTGCCTCCCTGGTAATTTCTGACTATTACCAGTTTAGCAGAGTTAGGAAACGTAACGAATCTCAAACGTGTCAGGCGTTATTTGCGAAACGAACGAAACTCGACGGATCGTTGACGAGGAAGCCGTATTCGGCTTCAGCCAGGATCGCAACGAGGTTGTTCTCCCACAGGGAGGTCAGGACACCGTTGATAGTGACCGTCGCCTCGGTGGAGACGTTGTAGGAGATGCCACCAACGGCGCCCCACGCAGCCTGAGACCAGTCGCCGGCGAACCCGTAGGTCTTCGTGGCAGAGTCGTAGATGCCATCGCCGATGAAGGCCTGACGGCCCAGCAGGCGACCCTCGCGGACGGGGCCGGCAGTCTCGGTGAACGGCGACTCAACGAACAGCGGACGGTTCGCGGTGTCCTTCGAGCCGTTCAGGACGGGCTCGAAGCGGTTGTCGAACGCCCAGCCGGTCAGTTTCTTGCCAGCGTTGACGAGGGTGGACAGGCCCGCGTTCAGGTCGCCGTACACGTCGGTGAATGCCGGGGTGGTGCCGGTGAACTCCTGGACGCTGGAACCCGTAGCGAGGTTCGTGGAGAACGGGCTCGCGGTGCCGTACAGGGCCGCGGCATCGAACGCAACAGCGAAAGCCTCAGCGATCTGCGGGCGAATCAGGTCAATGTACCCGCCCGGATTCGCACGCAGAACCTCAGCAGACACGACCGCGATAGCGGCAATCTTCTTCGGGTCCATCGTCTTCAGAGCCATCGTGCCCTTAGACGCAGGCTTCTGAGCACCTTCAGCGACCCAGCCCGCACCGATCTTGCCGGTCACAACTGGAATCGACTGGCCATTCACGCCAAGCTGAACACGCGGCGCAAGCTGCTGAACCACAGAGGTCTTCGCGGCCTGCTCAAAAATAGCTGCCGACTGGTCACGGTTCAGGAAACCGGAAAAGTCGGAGAGCTTAGTAGCGGCGGTAATCGCCATAACAGTCTCCTAAAAGGTGGGGCTAGTTCAGCCCAAGTTTGTTTTTGATCGTGCTCAACAGCGGGTCGCCGTTCAGCGCGTTAGCCTCACCCTTCGCGCCCTGCGAGGGGTCAGGCTTCGGGGTGCCGGGAGTGTTCAACCGGGCAAGCAGAAGGTCAGCCTTCGCGGCAATATCGCCCTCCGTGTCGCCGGTCAGGAACTCGACAAGTTCCGCCGGGACGCCCTTGTCAATGGCGACCTTGTTGCGGACGTTCTCGGAGCGGAGCCGCGCGAGTTCGGCAGCGTTATCCGCCGCTTCCTTCTGCGCCCGTTCAAGGTCCGACAGTTTGGAGTCCTCAAACTCCTTCAGCCGGGCAGCGAGTTCGGCGTTGGCTTTCTCGGCAGCCTTGCGGGCATCGCGCTCCGCCTGAAGTGCCTTCTTGCCGCCGTCCCCGAGTTCCTGGGATTCGACTGCCTCAGCGTCCGCGGGTGCGGGAGCTTCGGCGGGTACTACGGTTGTGTCTTCCGACATGTGTTCGTCCTCCGTCGCGGATGGAAAACCCCCGAAGCATCGCGCTTAGGGGAAGTGTGTTTGGGGTCTTAGAGGACCCAGCCGTAAAGCTTCAACAGCCGCTTAGCGTCCGCCGAATCCTTGGCAATCTCATAAATCGTTTCGGGCATCAGGCGCGGCGACTTCAACCGGAAGTACTTACTGCCGTCCTTGAAAACGCCCTGCTCTTTGACGTACTGCGCCTGCGACATCTGCCAGTAAGCGTGACCGCGGCGCGTCGTTCCCTCGCGGGTGTACTTGATCGCCCGCCCGTTCACCTGGCCGGCGCGCACAGCACCCGCCTTGCGGTAAGCGTTGATGAGCTGGTTCATGTCAGCGCCGTCACGGAACGCTTGACCGTTCGCCTTAGACCCAAGAACGCGGTCCTGCTCAGTCGCGGACAGCTCCGACAGGTAAGCGTGCGGATCCGTGCGGACATCGTCGCCAGCATCCTCAGTCGATGGCACGTTGCGGCAATCGCAGCCGGGGTGGCGTAGAAAAGGCGTCTGATGGCTCGTCACACGACCCGCAAGGATCACGCAGCGACCGCACGACGGCGGATTCAACATCCGCGTCCAATGCTTCACGCGATGCGCCCCGCCGGACACCTTCTCAGCGGCTCGCCCCGTATCCGACAACATCGTCCCCGAAGCCAGCGCCAAATGCTGACCAGCCCGAGCCAACGCAACACTCGGCTCCAGCCCGGAAGCAACACCCAACTTCGCCTGAATTACCGCCCCATACGCCATCGACGCGACCGGCAAACCATCACCAGCGACACCAACAAACCGTGAACCAGCGGACTCATACAACGGAGCCTCAACAGCCCCGCCGGCCTCGCCCAAAACAGCCGGGACGTACGCCAACGCGCCATCAGCAACCCGCTCCTGAGCCGTGAACAACACCGCCAGCAGCGCGGGCTCGAACTTCGCATATGAAGCATCGAAATCCGAGCCCATCCGCCGCCACAAACGAGACACCGCAGCCGTAGCCGCGCCAATCTCCGCACGCTGAAACGCCGCGTAACTAAGCGCCGCCTCCGGTAGCTGCTGCAACATTCACAGGCTCCTTAGCGTCTAGTCGTGCAAGGTAGGGATCCTGGAACTCGGCATCACGGTAGGACCGGTCACGGTCCTTCTTCGCCTGCGACCAACCCAGCTCGTCCTGCACCGACTCGCGCGCGATAACGCCCGTGCCGTTCGCGTACAGTTTCGTGAGCGCGTCAGCCTTCTGCGCGAACGTCGGCGTGCCGGCGTCATACCATTCCGTTTTGATCTGGTTAGCCATCGGCCACGCACCAGTACGGAACCGCTCGGCAATCCCCTGGACCCACGCCCAGCCATCGCCCCAGTTCGACGCCTTACCCTCAGCGTTCAACACCAGTCGCGACTCATCAGCACGGATCGCACCCTCAGCAACCGGGTTCACCGAAGTCTGACCCAGATAGCGGGTAGGCAGGCCCGTAACGGACGACACCATCTGCCCGTAATGATTGATCGTGTCGTGGAAGTTCTTCAGATCCGAAGCGCTGAACTGCCCGACCTTCGCGCCGGCGTTCTGGTTCGCCCAAATCGCCGAATAGTACGACTGCCACGCAGGAATCGGTGCACCATCAGCGTCCACAAAATCGCCCTTGGACATGCCAAGAACCCACTTCTGCGGAACAGCATGAGTCTCCAGAGCGATCTGAAGATTAGTAATCGCCCTCGCCGCCGAATCAACCAGCGGAATAACGTCCTTCATCTCCGAAACGCCCAACCAATCGCCAGTGCGGCGACGATTCAGGAACATCACAATCGGCACACGACCCAGGCGGTGATCGTCGCGGGAAGTCTCAACCCACGCACCCGACTGCTTCTCCAACCAAACCGTGCTATCCGCCTCATACAGCGTCGCGTACTTCGGTGTCGGGTCTTCCTTCGTCCCGCCATAAACACGCAACGCAGAACTAATCCTGCGCGTCCGAGGATCCACAACAGCAGTCATCTCACGAGGGCTTTCAACCGTGATTAGCGGGTGATCTTTGTCCTCAGCGTTCGACCCGATGCACACAAAGCCGCGACCATAAATCAGCGTGTCCTTATGCAACAGCGCCGACTCAGAATCCAGGTTGTTCGCATCCCAATGCTCCCGCAAAACACCCGACGAAACCTGCTCACCAGGAAGAATGAAATCCTTCACCCGCAAACGCTGCTCAACCGAATCAACAGCCACCCGCGACCAGTTAATAACCGTCTCAAACTTGCGGAGTTCAGGGGGTACAGCCAGGCCGATGTGCTCCAAAACCTGCGAACCCTCGTAATACTTCCCCAAACGCTCATCATCACGACCAAGCGCGTCCAACTGCATATTCAGCTTCGTAACAAGGGCTGACTGTTCGGTACTCAACGCCACAACGGCCCCTATCTGAAGACAAACATGCGATTATCGGTGACTTCGCCCCAGCCGGCCTCATGGGCATCAGCGGCGGCGGTATGGGAAAGGATCTTCGCCATGACGGCGTCAATCTTCTGGTGGTCGGTAGGCTTACCAAGGACGTACTTCTGTCCAGGCTTGGCGATCTTCTTGGCGTTCGCGGCGTGAACCGTCGCAATCGGGCAACCGTCATGCCGGATCCTGCCCTGCGCGAGGTCAATCTCAAACCGGCGAATCTCCGGGTACATGCGACTAATGCTGTTCGTCGGCCACTCGAAAACGTGCTCGTCGCCGTACTTCAACGACCAGTCACCAATCTCCGACATCCAGTCGTGCGGGTCGCAATACATCCGCGCCACGTCGTACACCTCGAACAGCTCATCAACCGCCGCATGAACCTCGCCGCGGGGAATGTAGCCGCCCCACTCCGCCGGATCCCAAACAGTAGGCCGACGATCCGGCCCATACCGCGGCGTGAAACTGAAGCCGTCGATGGTCTCGCACTGAAGCGCCGTATGGTCGTTGTTCTCCGAACCATCCATGCCGATACAAATCTGGGTGCCAGCTTCAGGATTCGGCAGCCACAACATTTCCGGCATACGCACCATCCCAAAGACCATCACGAAGCCACGAACCCAGGCCATGCACAATCCGGTTCCCATAAAAACGCTCAGCCTGCGACGGGTCAGTCTCCATCAACTCCGCAGCCTCAGCCTCGATAGCATCCAGATCAACCCACGGCGAACCCTCATACACGAACTTGTGGATCCGTCGCCGCTCAGCCTTGTTCTTATACGACAGATCAGCCGGCGGCTTACGGTAGAAGCGGTAAATGTCGGTGCTCTTAGACTCGTAGGTCTGTTGAGCCGTCGAATTCTCGGCAGGATCCCAAGGGTTCGTCCACTCAATCGAGCGGCCACCCATACCAGCCAGACCACGACGCATCGTCTGAGCAACACGAACCATCTTGTTCTGCACCGTGTAAATGCCAGACTCGTCAAAGTTCGCAAAGTTGATCGGGTTACCAAGCCGCGACATCGCCGAAGACGTGACAGCCTCGATCTTGCCGTTATTCGGAAGACGCACAAACTGCTCGCCCGTCTTCATAATCGAATCCCGGGCCCCACCGCGAACCATCGCCTGAAGCGGCCGGTACACGTTGTCTACCTGCTCCTCGGACGTAGCCACAAGCTGAATCAACGACGTATTCCGCGGAATACCCATCGCATCGCCAGGCTCATACTCATAGAAGAAGTCGCAGTCGCAACCGTTCGCGTGACACGAATAAACCTCGCCGCCCTCAGCCCAGCCACCAAACACAACAGGGCCGGCAGCCTCAAGCAACGTCACAGCCGCAGCGAGCGGGCCCTTACCAGTCTTCTGCGGCGCCACAACCTGAGAACGCCGATACGTGAAGGCTGGAGCCAACACTGGACGCTCAGGAACCCACTTAGCCGCGCCCTTGACCCGATAATGATTCGCAATGATCTGCAACTGCCAATCAGACGGGATAAACGGGCGCCCCTTATCGAAACCATCAGGCACCGAACAATGCGACTCGATCCAATCAGCCCCAAGAAAACCTAGAGTCTGACCAGCCGGAAAATTGATACTGAAATCATCCGTCATTCCCCACAACCTTTAGCCGGGCACGAGACGAAGACTTCCGGGCAACAACAGGCGCAACCTTCGGAGCATCACCCGCCGGCAACTGCCAACGAAGACGATTCAAACCAGCCGTAGACAACCCCAAAAGCTCCTGGTGCTGCTTCACCAAAGTCCGAACCGAACCCGACGCATCCGCCTTCTCAGCCTCAGCCAAGTAACGGACATACAGCGCAACCTCATCCTCAAGCCCAAGCCGAAGCCACTCAGTAGCCTGCGGCTTGCTCCAGAGCCGAGCCCAGATAGTCGCCTCACGGCCCGACAACTCATCAAGCGGAAACTCCGGGGGCTCAAACTCAGGAGCGGTAAGGACCGTCCACGTCGCAGAATCGCCGGCCCTCTCACGCCGCAAAGCAGCAGGATCCGCAACCCGACCGGCATTTCCTCTAGCACCACCAGACGCCAACGGAACACCACCAATCAGGGGTTGAAAACGGTTCTCAAAAGGGTTTTGATTCTGGAAAACTTCTTAGAGCCCTCACCGGCGGTCTGGCGGGGGAGGGGCCTTCGGTGGTACTGCCTACCCCTATGCGGCTAGGTCATGTTCGCTGTAGTACTTGCCGTCACCAAGCACCGCGTTGCACCATCGGTGAGCGAGGCGCAGGTTGTCACTGCTATGGTCTGGGATGATGTGGTGTGACTGAGGAATGATGTGGTCCAGTGATGCGGCCCAGTCGTCGTTGACATGCAGGCTCTTATCAACGGGGCCACTGCATAGCTGGCACGTCCAGTTGTCACGCTCGTAGATGGCGTACCTTCTTCGAGGTACGATCCAGTTGCTGGTCTGTCCCTTGTTGGCCCACTGCCTACGCTTAGCGCATACAGTAGAGCAGCAGAGGGGAGCAGTGCTTCGGCCCCACACCTCAGCAGTGAACCCATCACCGCACCATGCACACTGACCGTTGACGAACGTGCGATTAGCTGCTGGCAGTTGGCGATCCCATGTTGGATACGGCTTCATGCGCCGAGGCTTTACGGGGCCCACGATCTGTGACTTAGTCAGCTTGGCCGCCATGCTATCTTTGCGAACCAGGTTGGCCCTGCATTCATTCGAACAGACAGGGCGCCTTGCCTTGCTAGTGCCAGCGTTCTTCATCACTTCAGTGCCACAGAACGCACATGCAGTTAGCTTCTTTGCGTGGCGATTTGGTGCGTGTTCCTGGTTGTAGTGCGATGCGCATAGCCCTCGTGCTCGGTGTGCGCGGTCGCAGTTGTCTTTGGTGCAGGTCTTCATTGTTCCCCCAAGGAATGCGTAAGGCCCGGCACTTGGGGTACCGGGCCTTACTCGCTGCGGGTAATTAGTCCGCAGGTTCTTTTGTATTCAGCTATTGGTGCGCTTTACGCCCGCCGGCAGAGTTGTTGCAGAAGACGTGGCTTGGACCTATGTACTTGCCTCGGTCTAGATCGTCGTGGTCAAGTGCCCAAGGTGTATTAGGTGCGATGAGTTCGCTGCACCGTGCGCAGCGCTTTCGCCCTTGCTGCACTTCCAGGTTTATGCGGGCCCGTGTCTTCTGGTGCGCGGATCCGTAACCGCGGGCTGTTGATGTCCCGCGTTCCTTTTCGTAGGCCGCGTTATGCGTTGAGCAATAGCGCCCATCAGCAACGTGTGGGCAGCCAGGCTTAGGGCAGATTCGCTTAGCCCTTGCCATTAGACGGCGCGCGTTGGTGCGCGGAACATCAGCTCTACATGGTCGGCGCTGATCGCACTGTTGCGTACCTCATACAGTCTTGGCGTGCCGTTGACGATGCGTCTGCGTTTGAGGGCTTCCGTGTTCATGGTTGCCTCAGCTTCACGCAAGCACTCTTGTACGTGCGCGGGGTTAGCTTTCAGTCCTGCCGCTATAGTCTTAGTGACCAGTAGGCTCGCTTCAATCTCCACGCCTCCCCCTTCAAGTTGGTGTGGCCGCGTCATCACGACGAGGGCCATGTGCTTGACCCTGCACGGGAGACAGTTCCACCTCTTTCACTAGTGCTTGACTGTCTAGTCTGTAACGGCTGATTGTTGGTTATCAGTCGTCTTCGGCTGGGTTGGTTAGCATCTCTAGTCCGCGGTGGAGTAGCCCAAGCCGGTGGTGGTATGGCGCGTCCATGCCTACGTTGAGGTACATCGTTTGGCTTGGGTCGCTTGCGATTGCTGCGGCAACTGTTGCTTGCCAGGCGGTGAGGAGTAGGACTTCGTCGCCGCATTCGTCGGCGATGTGCGCGGCGATGGCGGCGTGCACGGCTCGCAGTGTTGTCTCGCTCATGCCGTCTCCTATGCCGTGAGGATGGTTAGTGACGAGAGGTCGAAGCCGTTGTCGGTCACGTCGAAAACCATGAGCCCGGGATCACTGTCGCGGCCTTGTGTCTGCCGGAACCAGTCAGAGCCGTTGTCCAGCGTTGGGGCGCCAAGCCACCAGCGCTGGCGACCGCTGGATGGGTTGCGTCCAGCCACCCCAGACCCGAACGAGTGGTAATGCCCAGTGACCAGAACATCCGCATTGGCAACTGCCTGCGCTCCGAAGGTCTGCTTCTGCCACCATGTGATCGCCTGCCCTGGTCCGAACTGGTTTCCGTGTACGATGCCGATCTTTGTTCCGTAGAAGTCCACGACGACACTCTCGTCGTACTCTGCCGGCTTGACCCATGAGACGTTCATGCGGGATGCGTCGGTGACCTTCTGCACTTGCTTGTGCATGAACAGCCCAAGGTCATCCGATGGGCGCCCGAGGTTCTGTTTCCCGCACCGCCAAGCAGCGTGGTTCGAGGGCACGGCTGCAACGGTTACTTCGGCGTGCCGTTCAGCGAGTGCGATGTACTCGAACAGTTCAGTGCCGTAAGTGTCAAGCTGGCCGGAGAGCGAAAGGTCATTGGTGAACATCGGATTTCCACCAGACTCGAAACCCTCAATCCCGTCGCCGGCGTCAGCCACGAGGATGTGCGCGGGGCTTCGTTCGCCAAGTAGTGCATCGAGCTTCTCCCGGATGATCGTTGAACGCTCGATGAGTTGTGCAGTCCCACCGCGGGATCCGGTCTTGCCGATCTGCGGATCCGCCCACACAATCACCGTCGCGCGGTTAGCATTCGCGTGTTCGCGCGCGCTCGGCGTTGCGCATCGTGCCGCGGCGTAGAGCGCCGGCAGGTCGAGGCGTGATTCAACGCTTTTGCGCGTGAACCGTGCCGAGTAGGAGTAGAGCCAGACAATGTCGCGGTCGCCGTCGTCGGTGCGCTTCGAGGACTGCCACGAAGACATCTTGACCGTGTCGTCGGCGATAACGAACTCTGCCGGGTCAAGGTTGAAGCGTGCGAACACGGCAGACCAGTCACCACGGATCGGCTCGGTCACTTCAATGCCAGTGAACGAGCCGCCCTCGGAGGTTAGTTCGAGGCGCCCGGCAGCAAGCGCTGGTTGTTCGGCTGCCGGCTTGCAAACGCATTTACCGGCGCGGTGGTCGTTGATGGCCGATTTCCCCATGCCGAGGAACTTTGCGGCCTGCCTGGAGGTCATCGCCTCAGTGTTGGGGGTCAGTATCGACGCATACTTGCAGCGGCTCATGTTTTGTCCTTGCTCAAGGGGTTTAAGTGTTGCCGGCAGGTTTGTGATTCCAGCGTGTCGGCGAGGCTGGTGGGGCAACCGGGCTTGCGTGGTTGAGTGACATTTCCCGGAAGTGTTAGGTGCCATTTCCTGCGCGTCCGCAGGTCATTCGGCCAATGGCTTGACCCTCTCGGCAATATTGCGCATCGGTATCGTTGAGAGGCGTGCGAGAAGTGAATCCCTGCGCCGGCGCCCGCCACTGATGAGCGGCAGGGCGGGCTGCGATGGAGTGGAATCCCCTTTCGGGCGCGTCACGTCAACATCGCTTTCCGGCGCAGGAAACTTATGGGCGGATTGCTTTTGCGGTTCCGCGGAGGAGTTGGATGGCGTGGACGGTGCCGGTGAGCGCGCCGTTAGTCGCCAACTCTGGGAGTTTGCCGTCGAGGTAGTCGGCGAAACGGACAAGGGCCGCAGCGTCATTCAGCTCAGCGACTTCGACGGGGTGGCGGGCGCGCTTCTTGGGATCGTACATGGCGCGCTCCTTTGATTTGTGACACACAAAAGGCCCGGATCGCTCCGAGCCTTCGTGGTGGTTCGCTCTTGGTTACTTTTCCCACCTAATCATAAGATTAGCACATCTACCCCTAAATAGTAGTAGAAGATAGTAGAAAGATAGGCATAGTTACCGTTTCGTTATCAAGCGGCCTTGCGACGTGCCGCCATTCTCTTAGCAACGCCGTACACATCTGACACGCGGTATTGCTTGCGGCCTTCAGTGTTTACGGGGGTTAGGTGTCCGAGCATGACCCAGTTCTCGATGTTCTTTGGCTTGATGCTGACCCCGTACTCTTTGAGGGCGCGAACGACGATGGCGGGGGCTCCAATAGCGTCCCATGCTGCTCCGATTGCCGACCGTTGCCTGTCTGCCACGCCCCAGCTAGTGCCGCATACCCGGCACTTGATCTGGTCCTGGTCCTTCAGCGGGGTCAGCGGGTTGGTGCATGCCTCACCGTTGAACACGGATCCGCATGCGCCGACGTTGATTCGTTCGCCGGGTGGGAGGGTTGCTTGAACGCACTTCTTCAGCAGTCCGCCTAGTTCACCCTTGACCCGCCCTGCCCAGTCTTGCCGGCGCAATGTGTTCATGTGGGCGAGCAGGTAGGAAGATAGCCCGGCGCTGTCCCGGCCTGTCAGTGGCGCCCGTGTGACCTTGGCGAGTTCCAGGGCCGTCCGCATCAGCCACTTATCCAACGCCATGTGTGCGTCGAGGGCGGTGTCGTTGATCGGCAACGGCGCGTGCAAGGATCCGCTAGACGACACCCGCTCACCATAGGACGCGGTCAGACTCGCCCTCGGTACAGCACGCACCAAATCCCCAACAACCGCATCCGTCTCAGCCAACAACTTCGTCACATCCGACACGCATGCCGGGCAAATCGTGTCACCGTCGAGCGGGGTGAGGCCGCAGGGGCAGGTCATTTAGGCTCCCAGATGAGTTCTAGGTGGTCGAAGAATGGAAACAGTGAAGAATGTTCCCACTCGTCGTCGCAGGCCATCTGAGCCCAGAATCCATCCTCGGTGAGTTCGAGAGTGTAGAACGACTGACCGTTTACGTTGACGCCCCTTGCAATAGTTCCGGGCCGCACTTCTTCTGCCTTGGATATGGTCCTGATTTTGCGGCTCATGTCTGCTCGCTTTCTAGGATTCGTCGTATGGCGGTGGGGGAGTATTGGTCGCGGGAACGTTGCATGTCGAGCTCGAACAACGCTTTGGCGATCCGTGCACGGGCCTCCGACTCGCGGGCCAGGAGCGCGTCGTAATTCACCGTGCGATCAGTCATTGGATGCACGCTTTGAGGCCGCACGAACGAGCTCGTTGTACTCATCGAGATGAATTGCCTTCATGGTCTGCATGGTGACCCAAACAGTCTTACCCGAGCTCTCAGCGGTCCACTCCCGAAGCGTCGAGTTGAGTGGGAGCCCGAGCCGATCAGCCATAGCCTTACCCAGCTCCTCATCGAAGCGCGTCAACTTTCCAGTAGCCATGTTTTCTGCCTCCCTCACAGCCCGCACCTCGCGCATTCCCCGTCAACGTGGCATCCTTCCGCAACACATTTCCGCCGGCGACGGTTCAGGATCGCACGGGCAAGGGCGGCGTCGTCCTCACCATCACCACCCGCCAGGCTGATTAGGTGCTCCGTGTAATCGCTCATGCGAGGTCCAGTCGTTCGTTGATTGCCTTGACCGTGGCCCATGCGTGATCAGAGTTGGGGATAATTTCCTCGCCTCCCTCATAACGGACCGCCTGCAAAGCCGCGATCATGTTTGCGGTGCGCTGCTCGTATGCCAGCGCGAGGGTTGCTTCTACTCGGGCCCGGCTGATTTCGTTTATGGTGCCGTTACGCAGGCGGTTTACGGCCTGCTCGGCGTGCTGATTCATGCTCATGTTCACTCGTTTCTCTGTGTTCCGGTCGCTCATGCCCGTTGTTTAATTCTACCCCGAAATACTAGTAGGCGGTAGTAGAAGTGTGGACAAAAGTTAGGGGCGTTTGCCTGTCCTGCAAGCCCTGCACTGGCGTCCACCGCGAGCCGTGAACGCCGTATTTTCGGCGGTGAACTCGTGGCCCCATTTGCAATGAGTCTGCCGCTTCCGCTCGCCCCGGTCCCACATGGCCTGGTTGTTCGCCTGCTGCTGTACGGCGCGCAGGTGCTCGGGTCGCACGCATGCCTTGTTGCTGCAAATGTGATCGATGTGCAGGCCTTCGGGGATCGGGCCTACCGCCAGCTCGTAAGCTACGCGGTGTGTGGACTTCACGGTGTGCTTGCCGTCCTGGTGGACTCCAATTACTCCGTACCCGCTGGGGCGCTTGGCTCCCTGCCAGATCCAGCATTCACCATCAACCGCAGTTCGCAGCGCGAGTCGTTCCCTGACGCTCGTACCCCGCAGCTTTCCGCCGGGATAGGTTTCGCTGTAGGGAGTTTCGCGGGCGGAGGTAGTTCGATTAGACTGCATAGCAGCCCTCCTAATCAGTCGCATTGATTTCTAGGGTTAGGCCTCGGTAAGTGTTTCCAGCACTTCCGGGGCTGTTTCTATTATCCCACATCTTCCGGCCTTTTCCCCGTCAAAATGGCAGTAAAGTCGCGCAATGTCATCGTTACCCATTGGTCCTCTGCTTTACCTTTGCCGTGACGTTTGTGCAGAATTACGCCAGCTAGAGCCGAGTCATTCACTCGCTCGACTTCCACCTCTGAAGCCCAGACGCCGAGGTTGATCCTGGCTGTATTTTTGGCTTCAAGCACAAGCCGCTGCTCGTGGATGCCAATGCCGCCGATATCGCCGCGGTACTTGGCTCCTGACTTCACCCGACGATCCGCGAACGGGAACCCCTGCGACTTTAGGTAGTCGGCGATCATGCGCTCGAACGTCGAACCCTTCTGGCGGTGATATGCGGTCATGCGGCATCCTCCAGTGGTGTGATGAGTCCGAGCGCGTAAGGGTCATCAATTCCAGAGCGGGCCCAAGTAGCGCAGGTCGTAGGCGTGATCCTTTGCGAAATCCAAGCGCTCCTGAACGTCGGCCTTCTCGGCTCGCGCCCGCAGGATTGTCGGCCTCAATCCTGGCCCGAACTCTTCAATCTCTTCATCCGAGTATTCATGAGCCCGCAAGATCCGCTTGTACTTCTTGCGAAGTCCAGCTTTTGCGATGGCCCGCCGCCCAGTGATCGAGCTAACCGGCTTGTCGCTGATGATGCTGTTGCATTCACCGCATGCCGGGACGGTCAGAACGTGCTTGCGGGCCGCATCACCAGTCACGCGCACCGGCATCAGGTGATCCCGCGTGAACCCGCCGCGACCACAGTAGATGCAAATCCGGTTCGGGTATTCGAGTCGTTCTGGCGCATGAACCAGAAGATGCCTTGGCTCCATGCAAAGCTCTGTTCCGCAGCCGGCTTCGATCCAGCACCACGGCATGATGGTTACGCCGGCTTCGATGGCCGCGATAGCAGCCTGCTCCTGGTAGTGCTCGGGAGTTCCACGCCACTTCCAGCACTCGTCTTGCGTCTCCGGGTAGATCATGCGCTAATCCCGCGCCGCTGAAGGTCGTCCCTGCGTTCCTGCCTGCCCAGTTCAAACAACCTGTCCCACTCCTCCGGGTTACGAGCCCGCCACGACATCGGGTGCTTCGCCGGGGCCGGGGCTGCCTCGATAGCCGAGACTTTCGCGTCACGACTCGTCCGGATGTTCGCCGCACGCTTGCTGATCGCGGCAGGAGAAGCGGCGATGTTCTCGTTCGCTTTGTAATGCTCCAACACCGCCTGCTTAGCAACATCCGGTGCGACGTTCCGCATCGAATACGCCCACGTCTCCGCGGCAGCCTCGTTGAGCATCACGCGGGGGTCAACCTGGTTGATCCAGGTCAGCATCGCGATCGTCTGCTTGTGGTCCATCTGTCATGCCTCCAATTCGAAAGGTGCGGTTCGTGCGTCGTAATCCCGGAGCATCGCCATGCCCTTAGCAAGTCCTCGGGCGCTGTGGTCCATGCGTGCCGGCTGCGATGATTTGGCGTTGAGGATCCAGTTCCGCCACGTCGCCGCCCAGTCCAGCTTTGTTGCGTCCTTGCCCGACTTCGCCACCCAGTAGTTGATGAACTTCTCAGTCTCGGTGTGGAGATCGGCGTTCGGGGCTTTGGTGGCTGCCCAGAGCTTCATCTCTGGAGTTACCTGGAAATCTTCTGCGATTCGTGTGGCCCGCTTGCGGGGCTCAGAAGAAGCGTTAGCTTCTTCTTTTATCTTGGATCGGGTCGGGTCGGGTCGGGTCGGGTCGGGGTGTCCGGACTCCCGCTGGTGTCCCTCCGTCCGTCCCTCACTTGTCCCACCGGGACGCCGCAGGGACTCCCTGTACTTCCGCTTACGCTCAGTCTCACGGTCGCGGGCCTCCATGATCTGCTCGCGGGTGGGCTGATACTTGTCCCATCCCTTGAATTGCCAGCCTTCTTCGGCCTCATCCCACAGCCCGCACTTCACCAGGTGAGCGGCGATTGCCGGGGTCGATGCCAGCTCCTCAATGACGTAGTCGGGAACGAACCCGTCAGTCATTTCCTTTGCGGACCATGCGCCGGCGAGTGTCCACAAACCGATTGCGGAAGATCTCACACGCCTTTGGAGTCGGAGTACAGGCTTTGAGTTTGTGAACCCGTCGTCAATTTTGAACCAGGCCATTTATGCTGTCGCCTTGTCGTCTCGGAGTAGTGCTTGGATGAGGTCGCCGCGGTGTGCGCGTTGTAGGCGTCGTTCGAGGCTGGTTTCGCGGCCTGTGTAGCCGAGTTGGTGGACGATGGTTCCGCGGCCCTGGTTGAGCCGGAGCATGTGCTCAATCTCGGCGACCAGTTCCGTGATGTTCATTGGGGGTTCGGCGAGTTCGGCTTTCCGTGCGGCGTCAGCGGCTTGCCGGGCTTGTTGGCGCACCAGGAGCGCCTCGCGGGTCATGCGGCACCAGCCAGAAGTCGGGTCGCTACGTCGCGGACAACGTTGACGGTGACAGCGTTGCCGCACTGCTTGTATCGCTGGGTGTCGCTACCGATGGTCCACCGGTCCGGGAAGCCCTGAAGGCGCTCCCACTCGACTGGGGTGAGGCGCCGGTCGCCTTGTGGCGTGCGGAGGATCGTCATGCCGCTGTGGTTTCCGCCGGAGTTGCCACCCGCGGTGAGTGTTCGAGCAACTGCGGTTTCTGTTGTGAGGCCGACTGTTGAATGCGGGTTGCTCGATCCGGTGGGAGAAAATACTTCGGGTCGGGGTGTTCCTCCAAGATTTCCCACAAGGTAGATGCGTTCTCGGTTCTGGGGGACGCCGTAGTCCTTTGAGTTGAGTACCTTGTACTGGACGTCATACCCCAGCTCATCAAGGGTCCGGAGGATGGTTCGGAGAGTTTGCCCGTTGTTGTGGCTGACGAGCCCTTTGACGTTTTCGAGGATGAAGTAGCGTGGCTCTCGTGCTCGGATGATGCGGGCAATGTCGAAGAACAGGGTGCCGCGAGTTTCATCAAATCCGAGGCGTTTGCCGGCGATGCTGAATGCCTGGCAGGGAAATCCACCAACGAGAAGATCGAACTCTGGAAGGGTATCGGCTTTGATTGTGGTGGCGTCGCCGTAGTTGTCATGGTTGAAGTGCTCCTCGTAGGTTGCGATGGCGTGCTTATCAATTTCGGAGTATCCGACGCACTCTGTCGTGATGCCGAGCCCCTTGGCTGCTTGTTCGATGCCGAGTTCGAAGCCGCCGATTCCGGAGAACATGCTGAAGTACTTGATGCTCATGCGGCTTTTCCTTTGCGTCGGTGCGATTGGTCCCAGGTGGCTGCTTCGAGGGATGCGAGGTAGAGGTTGTGTTGTCCGCCCCATCTCGGTTCGGGCAGGTCGGCGGCTCGTTGTTCCCATGCCCGGATTTGTTCGGGCGTGGGTGCGTAGGTGCGGATTTTTGGTACTTTGCGGATGAGGTTGTTGCGGTGTTCGATGCGTGCTTCGAGTTCGGCTTCGATGCGGCGGAGTTCGGCGAGGCGTTCGCGTGCTCGTTCTTCGGCTTCTCGGGCTTCTTTTGCGGCGCGTGTTTCGCCGTAGTTGTAGGGACTCACCGCCAGCACCGCCTGAATTCGGCGTCCATGTGGTCGCACGGGCTGTGCGGGCAGGCTTCCCAGGTGGTGAGGGTGTGCGCCGTCTCATGCCAGCGTCTGAACGCCGCCATGTTCTCCGCAACCGATAGATGAAACGGGCTCATGGTTTGCATCTTTTCTACTAGTAGTTGGTGGTAGGTGGGTGGGCATGGCGGGGCTCGGAAGCCCCGCCATGCTGGGGGTTGGTTAGTACCAGTCGATGAGCTCTGCGTTGTTTGTGTTCAGTTCTTCGAGCACGTCGTCCGGGAACTCGCTGAGGGTGTCGGGGGTAACGAAGTCGTCAGGTACTTCAACGACATGCGTACTGCGCCACTCGCCGGTGATGGTTACTTCCTTCATAGCTACTTCTCCTCTCAGAAGGGCGGGTCGGTGAGGTTGCCGTTGCTCCACTGGCCCGGCGAGTTGTTGCCGGTTGTGGCCTGGTTGCCGCCCCAGTTGCCTTGCGCGGCGCCGTTTCCGCCAGATGCTGCCGGTCCACGGTTGGCGCGGGGGACGATGGCGATGGTCTTGGGCTTGATTTCCGCGGAGAAGCCCTTGGTGCCGTCCTTCTTTTCGCAGGTGCGGACGGCGGCGGTTCCGGTGATGAGAACCTTTGTGCCCTTCAGCAGGTGCTCGGCCAACGCTTCGGCTTTCTGCTCCCATTCGGTGACGCGCCACCAGGTTGTTTCGCCGGCGTCTTCCCACTGGTTGGTCTGCTGGTTGAGGCGTCGCGGGGTGTCGCCGACGCTGAACTCCAGCTTTGCCTTGCCGTTCGGGGTGAAAGTCAGCTCAGAATCGGAACCGAGGTTGCCGGTAAGGGTAATGTCTGCCATGTTATTTCTGTCCTTTATTGTTGTCGCCGAAGATGGCGCCGATTGCTGCCCGAACCTGCTTGGTTGCGACTTCTGCCGCGCCTTCAAACTCCCATGCGTCAAGGCCTGGGTTGCCGCCAGTCCATGCGATCTCACGCTTTACGGATGTCCCGTCGAACAAGTTCAACGATGACTGTGGCCGTGCCTGCCATGCTTATGCCGCCTTTGTTGAGTGGGTGTATTTGGTGAGGTTTTCGGTGTTGAAGCCGGACCACATGAGGTCGGTTTCTGGGTCGCCTGTTGAGACGATCACGACGGGGGCCTGTTGGAAGCCGAGTGCTTTGATTGCTTCGGCGTCCTTGGGTGATTTGGTGATGTCTATCAGGGTGTAGGGGATGTCGTGTTTCTTCAGCCACCGTTTCGTTGCGTCACATTGGACGCAGGCCGGTTTGGAATAGACGGTTACGGTTCGCATTGGTTCCTTAGATTGGTTCGGTCATTCGGGTCCAGTGCCAGCAGGATCCGTGGGGGTAGTAGCGCACGTCGAGCGAGCCGCCGCGTTCTGCCCAGATTTGGGCGCGGATTGCGCGGGCCGCGTCAAGTGAGGGGCAAGCGAGCTTTCCGCATCGACAGCGGCTAAGCGGCGGGCGGTGCATCGGCCTGGCCCGTTGCGAGTGCGTGGATTGCTTCGAGCACCTTCTTGGGTGCGCCGGCGTTCTGCGCGGCCTTGTAGAGGGCGCGCAGCAGGTCAACGTCGCCTTCCGTTGCGTACGCTTCGGATACCCAGTCGCGGGCCGGTGCAGCGGCGGCGAGTGGCTGGACGGTGAAGCTGCGACGTTTGCCGCGGGTTGCGGTGAGTGCGACGGTGTGCGGCTTGTCGATGTTGGACAGGTGCGAGATCTCAATGCCGCCAACCTTTTCGCGCCCGAACGTGATTTCCGGGTTGCGCACGAGGGTCAGTCGCCGCCCACCGTACGTGCCTGCTTCAGCACCCCACGCGGACACCATGACGCGGCGCATGCTCTTCGACGGCCGGTAGGCGCGTCCGGGGAACTCCACCAGGCGGACATCGACGGGCTGCTCGGGGCTACCCTTAGCGACCTCAGCAATGGTCACAGTCACCGGGCCAGCCATCAGATCGTCAGCGTTCAACTGGTCGGATTTCGGTGCGATGCTTTGGGTAAGGTCCATCAGATGCTCATTTCGATGTCGTTGTTGATGCCGAGGAGTTCTTCGGCTTGGTAGATGGCCCACATGGGGAGGCTGATGAGGTCGGCGTTGGGGTAGCCGGGCCAGGTGTTGGTTGCAACGCATTCGCGGTAGATGCGTTTGGCGCGGTCGTTGAGCTGCCGTCCGATGTTGATGGCTTCGATGTCGAGCTCGACCACGGACACAAGGTAGGGCTCGGTTTTTTCAACGAGTACGAAGTGGAAGGGCAGCTCTTCGCCGGTCGCTGCTTTGACGCCGTCGATGTAGTGCGCGGCTGACTGGTGGTAGCCGTATTCGTGGGCGGTTTTGCCGAACTCGTTGGGGTCGGCGCTGCGGGTCGTTTTCAAGTCGATCAGAAGGCCAGGCTTCCAGGCGTCGGGGCGGCACTTCAGCATCGTGCCTTCCTCATCCCAGAACACGGACTGCTCAGCCTTGTGGTTCGTGAACAGTCCCCGTGCGACCTGGTGCGCCATGACTGATTCATACATGGCATAGACCTGCGCAACCTCCTTGGTCAGGAGCGGCTGCTTACCATCATCGAGTGCAGATGCCTTTGCGGCCTTAGCATCCTTGGTGAGCCAGTTGTCGGCCTCAACGATTGCGATCCCGGAGGAGTCACCTTCAAGGATGAGCGAGTGCGCCGCGGTTCCGAGGGTGAAGGCGTCGGAGAACTTCGGGTGGGTCAGGTCGTGCTGGTAGTGCGCCGGCGTTTTCGTTGCGAGCGTCTTCAACGACGTACTGCCGAGTGCCGGGTCTGCGTGGTAGGCGGCGTTGCTGATGCCGTCGTAGATTCCAGGCTTCAAAATTGCCTTCTTTCGTAGGGTTCAATTCTACCCCGTTCTAGTAGTAGTCGGTAGTAGATTGGTGGGCAAGGTTATTCGCGGTCTTCGGGTCCGAGGGGTGTGGTGATTGCGTCGTCATCCTTGCACCCGCATGAGTCGTGGCAGGCGAACGGGTTGGGGTCGGTGCGGCGCTGCTGGTCCAGTTCGCGGGCTGCCCGCTGGTGTGCCTGGTCGAGTGGATCCGGGGTCATGACTCCCTCCAGATGCCGGGCATGGGGCGGCAGACGACCTCATACCATTGGGGGTGTTCCGCCGCTATTGATCGGGCGCTCTCCTCTGAAGGGTGGCCGGCGATGTGCAGCGATACGATATCGCGCACGCCCCACTGCGTTTCCTGCATGTGCGGGGCTGCGGCTTCGAGGGCGGCGCGTGCGTCAGCGCGTTTGGCCTCCAGATACTCAGGCAGGAGCGGTCGGCCCTTAGTCAAAGCCGAAACCGCCGCATCGAACGCGGCTTCCGGGATCACAGCACGCCGCCCATGACCATGCCGATGAGGTCGGGCGCCCATTTGTCCATGTAGGCGAGCGCTAACCGTTCCTGTTCGGGGTCGCGTTCGGCGTAGTTGAGGATGTTGTTGCGGGCGAAAGTTGATCCCGGCTCAAAATTGACGGTCATTGCTGCTCCTGGGTGTAGTTTGCGTGGTGGCTGGTGTCCTGGCATTGCGGGTCGGGGTCGCTGTGGTGGACCCAGATGCCGCCCGTGAGCTCTTTGTACGCGCGGCAGGTGTTCAGATGCGCCATGACCGGCCCTTGACGCTGATGGGTAGTTCGCGGTCGTGGGCGAGTGCCGGGCGGATAGCGAGGCCGACAAACACCAGCGCGGCGAGGATGAGGGCGATCATGCCGGCACCTTCTTCGCGTACGAGTTGGCAAGTGTGAGTGCAGCCTGCCAAGTCGAAACCTCTTCGTAGAGGTCGAAGTCGGTTGACCTTGCAAACCAGTAGCGCTGACTGTGTGGCCTGTTCTCGCAGCACCAGTCTTTGCACTGCCAGATGTTGATGCGCTTCATGCAGGCACCTTCTCTTTCGTTGCGGCCATTGGTTCGACGTGTGCGAGGAGTGCGGCGACTTCCCGTGCGAGCTGTGCGTTCAACGAGTCGAGGAGGTCGGGTTTGTTGTTGACCGTGAGCGCCTGGTTCTGCACAAGATCCGGGTGCGTGCCACACTCGACGGACTCGATCTCTTCCATCGTCGTGATGACCTCGTTCATGTAGTGGCGGTTGATGCGGCCGCGGAGTGTTGCGTTGAGTGCGGCCTCGGTTCGCATGGCCCGCTCGATCCACTGCAACGGCTGCTCATCGAACGGGGTTTCGCGAACGTGCTGCCCGCAGAACCAGCGAACAGCCGACTCGGGGGTCATGCTGCGGCCTCAAAGCTGCTGGTGACGCCGTTCTTGAATGCCGTGAATTCGGTCGGTTCTGCGCGGTGACGACCGTGGCCCTGGATCGCTGAACGGCGACCGTAGATGCGGCAGAGCGTGATCTCCAACTGCTCCATAGCCTTCGTGCCCATTGACTCCGGTGCTGCGTGCTTGCTCATTTGTGCTCCTGTTCGATTTCGGTGTGGCATGCTTTCAAAACGTCGGCGACCAGGTACTCCTGCGTAGCGCCGTCCTCCGTGGTGATCTGAATCTTCTCCGGGCTGATCCGGTCAAAGACGATCGGGGCCGTGTGCGTCGTTGACCAGATAGTCGTTGACACCCCCATCACGCGGCTGTCTCGCTGAAGTAGTGAGGCTGACCGCAGCAGTTGCAACCCTCGGCGTCTGCGCTCTCGCCGGTGATGCGCTCAAACTCCGCGATGGCCTCTGAGAGCGTCAGACCTTCCCGGCTGGCGTTCGTTGCGAGTGCGCCGAGCCAACGCTCACTTCCGTTGTGGAACATGCCCTTGGTGTCGCGGCGCCATTCGACATTCCAACCGGCGGCTTCGAGGGCGTACCAGTCCTTGTCAGACAGCCACCAATCTCCGCCGGAGTTGTTCGAGGAGTATTCAACCTTGCTCATTTGCGTTCCTTTGGGATTCTGGACCGTCCGGCCCGTGGTGGTGTGGGTGTTTTGGTTTTGAGTGCCAGGATCGCTTCGACGTTGGATTCGCTGAACCTGACGTCCGTGTCCGTGATCCTGATATGCGGCCACTGTTTGAGGTTCCGGTACACGGTGCCTGTACTCACCCGCAGGTAGCCGGCAAGCTCCGGGACCGTCAGAAGCTGCTGGTCGAACAAGCTCATGCAGCCAGGCCGAGGTCGAAGCGTTCGGCCTGCTTGACCGAGTCGGGGACTTTGATGACCATCGGGTCGAGTCGGAGGTAACGGGCGATTGCGTAAAGCAGATCATCGTTGAGGTGCTTAGCGCCGATGACGATCTGGGAAATGTAGGAACGGTTGATGCCGTTCGGTTTGCCGGGGAGAACAATGCCAGCGGCGAGTTCGCCGTGGCTGATCTTGCGGAGAACAACCCATCCTTCGGGGGTGATCTCTTCGCGCTGCATGAGTGCCTGGAGGGTTTTTCCGACACGCACGTCTTCGTTGTTGTAGGCGGTGTTGGTGTGGGCCGCTGCCCTTGTCTGTGTGCTCATGTGAAGAACGTACCAGTAACTACTAGTAGGAAGCAACACCTAATCGTAGTAACTAGTAGTAGGAGCAGGTAGAAACCGCGTAATCTAGGGGTAAAACCAAGTACCTTCGAACACATATTCGGGTAGTAGAAGTCGCATGGTTACCACCAAAACACCGTTATTCTGCTAGTAGATGCTCATTGCGGTTACCGAACTTTTTTTGAAAGTCTCCAACCATGAGCACGGGGCAACGGCGGGCATCTAAGACCAGGCCGGCCCCACACTAGACAGTCACCAATGAGCGGGTGACGGAAACGGATGTATCAGATGGAAGCTGTACGGGAGTTCGGCAAGGAAGCTTTGAAGCGCCGCATGGGTGAGCTGGCACGGCAGCGCCGCGAGAAGGATCTTGGCGTGAGTCGTGAGGCGATGGCTGCCGCGGCTGGGATCCGGGCCACGAAAACGATCCGCGATTTCGAGTACGGGGAGACGATCCCGCAGGAGGTAACGAAGGAGAAGCTGGAGAGGGCTCTGGGGTGGCGGCGCGGCGCAATCGATGACGTGTTGCGGATGGTCAACACGAAGGCGTCCAACGTCACGATGGACATGCTTGATTCGCCGGCGCGTAAGCCTGCTGCACGGCCTTTGCGGGGGTTTGCGACGCGGGAGCTGCTGAAGGAGCTGCTGATCCGCCTGCCGGAGTTGGAAGCGGCGGAGGAGGCCGTGGAGGAGCAGACGCAGTTCTTGTACGGGCTCGCGGCGAACAACGACCCGTCGCACCTGGAACGCCTCGCCGAAGAAGGGCAATAAAAAAGCCCCCGCCGAGATGGGCGGGGGCGTGGGTGCGGCTAGGCGTCCGGGCTGATGCAATGCAGCGCGTAGTGGAAGCCGGCGCTGTAGCCGTCGCCTCCCTCTACGATGTGGTCATTGTTTCCACGGACCTCAGATACTTTGGCGGCAAGCATGTGCGGCGCTGCGGCCTGGAGGAGTGCTCTGGCTTCTACCGTCCAGTCTGTGCCGGGCCGATCAACGTAGAAGGCCAGGTGCTTCGCCGCCACCTCAACCGCCTCGTCCGGGATCACAGCGCCCACTCCTGCTGGTAGTCCGGGTGGTCGGCGTAGGCCGAGACAAGGGCGCGGAGGGTTACGTCAAACGCCCACTCGCCATTGTCGCCATGTTCAAGCTCGGGCGAGTAGTTCCCTGACTGCTCAATGATCGCCCGTTTCGCGGCGCACTCAGCAAGGACGCGGGCGGGGCTGTAGTTGGCGATGTGATTCATGTTCGCCCTTGTGTCGGCAACAAGCCTGGCTTGTGCTTCACCGCCCGGGAACTCGTCGCCGTAGAACTCGAACGAAACGCCCTTGTCTTCTGGCAACCACCGTCCGCCGTCCGCAGCTTTTGCGTCCGCCTCATCCTCCGCGATGCGCGCTTCCAGGAACTCGGTAATCGTCACGCGCCCATTCTCCTCTACCGCAGCTTCCGGGATCACTTGGCGCCTCGCATAAGCTCGGCGCTTCGGGTGAGGTAGTCCCATGCTTCTACGCCGCCTTCCTTGCCGATGTCGCCACGCGCCCTCGTGTCCGCAGCCAGCGCGAGGAGACGTTCGGCCATCAGCTGCGGGGCTGCAGCTTCGAGGATCGCTTTGGCCTTCTCTTTGAAGTGCTCTTTCCGGAAGTCCGGAGCATCTTCAAATAGCTCAAAGTAGCCCTCTTCGTCATGCATGAACCGCGCCGCCGCTTCTACCGCTTCGTCTGTGATTTCACTCATAATCCCGATTCTACCCCGAACTACTACCGTGTAACTAGTAGTTTCTTCCACCCGTGGCGAAACCTTGCGGGAACCTTGCGCTGGTCTTGCTTGCATCACGGGCCGTTACTTTTGGGGTCACGGAATCGTTACGGCCCCGTGTGACATTTTCAGCATTAACGGGCGTTAAGTGTCGGTCGTGACCCCTATGGTTGGTTCCAGCAGTCTTGCAGTAGGCAGCCGGCAGAGTAGCTAAAGCGGGGGTACTAACAGTGGTAAAGGTTCACAAGGTACGGATTCAGGACGGTTCAGCGGGCAGGACGGACGGGGTTGATATTTGGATTGACGACCGGCTGAATGAGGTCGAGCAGCGGTGCGTGATCATGCACGAGCTGATTCATATTGAGCGGGGTGAGGGAACGTGCCAGCCTGAGTACATTGAGATGGAAGTCCGGTATGAGACTGCCCGCCGGCTACTACCCCTGGAGATGATCGCGGGCGTGTGCAAGGGCGGCAAAGACCTCGCATCCATCGCCGCGGAACTCCAGGTAACCCGCCGTGTACTCATGGACAGGGCCGTCACGTTGACCAAGGAGCAAGCCGCACAAGCCGGTTGCTTCACCTGCCTCAAATGCCCGTCACAAGCAGCCAGGATGCGCGAACTCTTGGGCGCACTCGTAGGCAACGAACGGCATCCCCGCATGGTCAGGGCTGTTGCTGTCGCTGCGTAAACACAAAAGAAGGCCCCCACTCAGTGAAGAGTTGGGGGCCTTCTTGTTTGCTAGGAAGCTCGACGGTCCACGTCGTTGTGGGTGAATAGCTCGTTGCGCTTAGCGATGGCCGCTGCCTCGGCTTCCTTGATGTCGGTGAAATATCCGACGTGATACGTCTTTGGGGTCGCGTGGATTGTGACCTGCCACTTCTGGGCATCGTGCCGCCAGTGAACGCCCCGGACACCCGACTTGCTGTTCGGGTTCGCCCCGGCTCGGTTTTCATTGTTCTGCTTTGGAGTCACAACGCGTAGGTGGTCAGGGTTCACGCAGCCTCGGTTATGGCATTTGTGGTCGATCTCCATGCCTTCTGGGATCGGGTCGTTGACCAACTCCCACGAGTAGCGGTGGGCGTAGACCGTGACGCCCTCCACTCCTGTCCTGCCGTGGCCCTTGACCTTACTGCCGAGCCATTCCCAGCAACCCGGCCCCTTCTCGACATTCGACCAGAAAGCGGCGTTGGCTCTTGCTGGCGAACCAGGGCGGAACATTTCTCGGGCCGGAAGGATGAGCGCGGCATGACGCTCGCAAAACTCATCGCCTGCGAGGGGCTTGGGGCATCGTCCGAAAGTGCATGTATCGTTGGACATATCGACTCCTGTTAGTCGGTCATGCCCCCGGATGGTCGCACATCGCGGGGGTTTCTTATGTCTCCATTCTACCGACACTTCTACCACTGTCCCGATACTATTTTGGGCTAGATTTTCGTTATGACGGCGTCAACGAAAAGTGTGTACTACCAGCAACCAAACACTAGAACGAGGTAGAAAAAAATCCCTACATCTAGCGGATTCCGCTAGTTCTAGGGGTTTTTGAAACGGTGCGGGTGGGTTCGAGTCCCACCTCGGGCAC